GTCGCCGGTGGCTGGCTGGTTCGGCACTGCGCTGGTAAAGTTCAGGCGGGCTTCAGTGAAGCCGCCGCCGATGTCATTGACGCCAGCAATCAGTAACCGACCAGTATTGGCCGAGCTGTCCCAGCTGATGTCGCTGGTCAGGTTCGTGAGGGTGGGCGGGGGGACGGAAGTCAGGAAGCCGCTAGGGTTGCCGGTCAGGGGATAGTAAAGCGCCGCGGCCTGAGCCGTGGTCGAGTAGTCGGCAGCCGTGGCGGTCGCCATCGTGCCGAGGCCGAGGTTCGTGCGCGCCGTAGGGGCGTCCGCAAGGTCGGAGAGGTTGTTGGCCTTGACCGCGTAGACCGACAGGTTGACGGTCGTCCAGTCGGTGTTGTAGTTCGTGCTGTCAATCTTGGACAGGAACTGCCCAGCCGTACCGCCGACAGGAACGCCTTGACCAGGAGCGCCGGGGCTACCCGCAGGGCCAGTCGCACCAGTGGCCCCTGTCGCCCCAGTCGGACCTTGAGGGCCGGGGACGCCGACACTGCCCGTCAGGGTTCCCGTGACCGTACCCGTGATCGTGCCGGTGACCGTGGACTGGTCGGCGGCAAACGTGCCGGAGATGGTCCCGAAGGTCGAGGCCGTCGAAGTGATCGTCGCGTCAGGCATGGCGGCGATTAGACGGTGACGCTATCAATGACTGACACCCTGAAGATTTCGGTACGCGAGACCGTGGAGCCAGGGAAGACGAACTTGATGTCCCAGCGCGCAAGGCCTAGAGCCCACGAAGCCGTCGAGCCTGTGTAGGCCACCGTGAAGGACAGGCCATCGCCGGCCACCGTGATGGTCATGGCGTACTCGTTGAAGTCACGATCCTCGAGGGTCGAGGTGATGGTCGTGGCAAGGAGGTTGGCAGGGCCAGTCGCACCGGGCGTCCAAGTGAATGTGCAGGCAAAAGTGTTGCCCTGACTGACAGTGACTTGATTGGTGCAGCTCATCGGGTCTTATCGTTGCCGAGATTGGAAGGGGGAGGGGGGTCAGACCGTTTGGGCCAGTTTGCCGATGGCGGTGATTGCGGTTCCAGAGTAGACGCCGCCTGGGATGTACTGGATGGCCGTGTTCATTGGGGCCGTGTAGTTAAACGTCCCGCCGTACCCAGTGACCGCTTCGCCTACGAGTTGAGCGACCAGCGTGTCTTCATCAAACACATACGAGCTGGCGGCAATCGTGGTCAATGGAGGCGGGGGCGATGCTGGGTCTACTTGGATGTAGGGGAAGATGGGCTGGAATGGCAGATTTTCATAAGGCGGGGCAGGAATGTCATAGCCACCCTTAACAAAACCGCCAGACGCTGCCGACGTGAAGTAGACTGCTGGGTCATATTCGATATTGTTGTACCGCTCGACGGTGGGCAGCCGGTAGTCGTTGCCCCCGACATATTGCCCGACCGCCCTGCGCAGCTTTCCCCAAGTCGTAGGCCCTCCAGGTTGAAGGTTTGGGTCTGCAATTAAAATGCCCATCAGACGCGGGCGTAGTAGTATTGCGCCGTCAGTGTTCCCAACTTAAGGCGGTCAGCCCAGAGTGATCCGGTGACATTTTGATAAAGTGTCAGCTCGTTTGACGCATTAGCAGAACCGTGCGCCAAAAGGATGTACCCAAAGGTGTCGGTGTCGGTGAGCACCGTGCCGCTCGATTCGATGCGGGGATAGTTGACCGTTGTGGTGTCTGTATCCGGGAACTCTCCCGCCGTTCCTTTGCCCGACTTGAGGTAGATGTATGTCAGCCCAGAAGTGAAGTTCATCACCGACACAGGGGGGCTTGGTTCTCCGCTTACGAGCCGATCTAGTTTGACCCATACGCCATCCTCCAAGAGCTGCGGAACGAGGTTGTTGATTGTGCCAACGCATACCTCAAAAGAATGAACGCTCCCGGTGGGGTTGTATCCCTTGTACTTAATGCGAAGCGGGACGCAGTCATCTCCGGCGTCGTCTTGAAATGGGTTGGTCGTGTCCAGCGAGAAGCCGAAGCCGCCAGACGTGAAGCCGTACCCGGCCCCTGGTTGAATAGTCGAGCTCATACTCTCTTGTAAACTTCGGCGGGGTAGCCCTCGCGGTTAAACCTAATTTCGTAGTTAATCTTAAAGATTTTAGGCACGCCAGTGGCTTGAACGCAATAGTCCTCGAAGGACACCTGAGAAAGCATGATGGTGTCGCGGGCTGTTCCCTTGACCGTAGCCGTCCAGGATGTGCCGATGTGATCGGGTAGTAATTTGCACCCGCTACCGAAAGAGTTTGTGTTGCTTGTCTGGCCCACGTTGTCGCGGAGGGTCGTGACCTTTACGACGTTGGTCGTGTAGACGCAACCAGAGAAGGATGTCGTCGGGGCAAGGTAATGTGTCTTGCCGTAAAAGTACTGCTTGCTGGCCGTACTTGAATCGAGGAATCCGACAAAGCCGCCGGCGTTTGTGGCGGTGCCTTTAAAGTGAGCGCCGAATGTGCCGCCGACCTTGTAGTCTGGGTTGATTGTCGATGTGGTAAACGCGGTACCTGTGCCGGCGATGGCAGTCGTAAACCCAGTGGAAGGGCCGAAGAAGTTAGGGTGGGTCGTGATGTGATCAGAAGTCAGGCCGTGAGAGGCCGTGACGTTGGGGCGGGTCATGTCGCCGCCAGCGGCAACCGTGTCTACTCCGACGTAATCAGCGTCGATGGTATCAAGGGTCAGGGCTCCCCGGGAAAGCGTGAACTTGTGCACGAACATATCGGAGTACTGCGGGTGCACTTGACCGCCAACGACTGCCGTGCCGCCAACGGTTCGGTCGACGATGTATGTAGCCTTGCCAGTCAGCAGGCCGTAGCCGTCAGTCTGGTAGACGCCACCAGGCTGGACGAACTTGGTGGTTAAAGCGTTGCCGTTGTTTACGAGGGCCATGTTATTTTTGAGGGATAAGGAGGGACAGTCGAGAAGGAGAAGCAGGGGTATTGGGCGTGGCTCCCTTTTCGGTTAGATCGGCGGGAGGGCCTGCCTTGTCGCCCTTTGATGCAATCATGCGAAGGTATTCAAGCTGCTGCTTGGCAAGTTCGACTTGCTCGTGGATTGCAGAGAGCACCGGGTTGGCGCCTACGCCGATGACGTTGCCGGAGACGTGGGATGCCTTCATGTCTGCATCGGGCTTTTTAGCATTCTTTGCATCTTCGTCTTTCTTCTTGGCGTTGGCCTCGGCGATAAGCTGCTTCTCGTATGCCTTGCTCTCGGCGTTAATCATGCTGAAGATTTCTTCCGCAATCTTAGGATTGGCTGCCGCCTGTTCTGGGGACATTTTAAGATTAAACGAGCCACCCATTCCTCCCAAGTAAGGACCAGCGGCTTGACGTAGTTTTCTGTTTTCCTCTTCAAGGATAGCTTGGCCGCGGGGATCGTCTTGAAGAAACTTAGCGCGCGCCTGAACTTCTTGCAATGCGGTGAGTTCTTTTTGACGCTTTTCCTCGGCCTCTCTGGCCGCCTTGGCAGTTAAATATTTACCTTCAGAAGACAAGAACTTGCCTTCAGTTTCTTTTGCAAATGACGCGGCTTCGGCAATGAGTTGCCTACGTTTCTCAATTTCGGCGGAAATGTAATTCAAAGCCGTGTTCAAAATAACAAGAGGGGCTACAAACGCAAAAGCGAAGTCTTTGAAGGCTGTGCTGAACTTCTTCTGAATATCCTCGACCTGTTTGCTAAATGATACCGTGGCGGCCTTGGCCTTGTCCATGGCCTGCGGGACGTCCGAGGTCGTCTTAATGTTTACGGTCAGGTCTTGGGCCATGTCGTCAGGGGGTTTCCTTTGCAGGATTGGAAGCAGGGGCCGCGGCGGCTTCCTTGGCTTCCTCCTCGGCCATGAAGGCTTCCTCCTCGGGCGACATGATCGCTACGTCCGCACCCTTGGAGATAGCCAGGGCGGAGTTCAGCCAGATGGCCTGACACTCCGGCATCTCCCACGCCTGCTTATAGTCGATACCTGACGCGGTTAAATTTGCCACAATCGATAGGGGCCACGGCACACCCTTACTCCCAGCGCTGCTCTTCTTGGTCTGCTCCCAGAACTTGGGCCAGTCCTGCACTAGGATGTAGCCAGCGAAGGCTTCGAGCATGGCCTTGAACTTTTGGGGCTTGCGCGAAAGAGACATCATCCTCAGCTGATCGCGCCAGCCAATCTCGCCCAGGGGTTCCTCGGCGCACACCTGGCAGGCGAAGATAAGGTCGGCAGGGGTGACGCCGCGGGAGCCTGTCACCAGTGGCGAGTCGAAGGCCATTAGGCGCACCCGGTATTTGAGGCACCACGGGTAAAGCGAACGACCCAGCAGCCGAAAAGGTGCCGGGTCGATGAAGGCAGCGAGGAAGCGTTTGTCCATGCCGCCTAGTGTAGCCCACTTGGGGCTAAGTCAATTAGGCAGGCGTGATGCCTTCGTAATCGATGGCCGTTACGGTGACTGCGGTAAAGCCCTTGTTGGAGCCCTTCTCGTCAATCTTGGTGACAGTGCCGACAAAGGAAACGGAGGCCGAGCCTGACGGGTAAGCGGTGAGGGCGTTGAGCGTGAAGCTAAGGGTCACGCCGAGGACCGGCATCGTCGAGGTCTTGCAGATACCTTCGATGGTAATCTCGGACTTACGATCGTCGAGGCGGTGGGTCTTGGTCAGGCCGGCTTCATCGACCACCGTGGCCTCGGCGTTGAACGAGGAGGACAGGCTGTAGGACTGCACGAAGAGGTTGGTGACAGTTCCTGCGACACCGTAAAGGCAGGTCGTTCCGTTAGAGATGGCGGCCATTTGAATATGCTCGGTTTGGTAACCTTACGCGGGGAAGACCGCCAGTAAGTCAAAAGTGAAGGCCGTCGCCCAGGAGCGCTCGTCGACCCCTTCGTCTTCGGACTGCATGGTAACGTCATAGCAGGCCGCGTCTGCCCCAGTCGTAAAGGCCGCCTTGATGGAGGTCAGGTCACGCATATTGCCAGACAGGGCGGCGCAGCGGAGGCGGTGATCGGCGAGGGTCGTGTCGTCGGCGTTCGAGAACAGGGTGATGCGGACGGAGCAGCTGAAGTTGCCTTCGCCCTCGGGGAGGTCGCTAGGTGCCCGGGCAGACTCGCAGAGGACCACGGCCTTGGGCAGGGTCTGGGTGGCCGCGTTGTCGCCCGTCAGGAACGTGACGGTGGTCAGCCCGGTCTGGGTCGAGAGGTAGGTCGCGACGGTGGCCTCGACGATGTGACGGATAGATTTGGTGCCCATAAAGTTTAGCGGCGGTTAGCGCGCTGGATGGTGGAGTTCATGTGTTTCTCGAAGCGGGCCTTCATCTGTTTAATACGGTTTGCGTAGACCAGGGGAAGCACGGAGGCGTCGACGCCGATGTTGTTCACGTTGCCCATCGTGTTGGTCACGCTCAGCTCGACGACCTTTTCGTTGGCGAGGAGGCTGTTTGTTCCGCGGGTCTGGGTGTGCCGGTTAATCCAGGCTACCTTGAGTAGGTCGACGCCAAAGTCCTTGGGGACGCCGTTGATGACGGGCTTGGGAAGTGATCGGAGGGCGGACGCCCAGCCTGACTTAATCATGCCGACCATCTGCTGGCGGTCGCGGATGTATTGGTCGAGGTCGGACTTGGTCTCGACGAGCATCTTGATTTTGACCGGGCGGACGGACTTGCCGATGCGGCCACCGAACTTGCCCTTGATGCGGTTATGCGGGGGACGCGGCTCATTGACGAAGCCCTGACCGTAGTCGGTCATCACGGGGTTGGTCGTGTTGAAGTAGTTCTTAGCCTTGGCGAACGCCCGGGTGTAGTCCTGGTCGTTGGCAATCTTCCGCATGATGGGGGGCAGACCCTTCAGCGCCTGAAGCGTACCCTTGCCGATGATTTTATTGAACAGGCCGATGTCGTTGGCCTTGGTGGCGTAGGCCAGTTGATTGCCTAGGAGGGCCGCGGCGGCGTTGGAGTTGCGGTCGTTGGCGGCCACGAAGAGCTTCTTGATGTCTCCGGCCACGGCGTTGTCGCCTGCGGTCTGGGCGGCCTTGCTCAGGCCACGGCCTCCGCCCTTGGGCATTGGAGGGGTAAAGGTTGCCGCGTCTTGGCAGGCCAGCGCAGCTTGTTCAAGGCAGGCGTCCCGCATGGTCTGCCCAGTGTTGGCCGCAAACTGACGCAGGGCCGCGATGAACTCAGCCTGAGACTTAGGCTCGATGCGGACCGTGACCACGGCGGCTTACTGGTTATCGTCGATGACGACGAGCGTGATCCACGCAGACCCGGGCTTGTAGGTCTGGGTCGTGATGCGGACGGTCTTACCGCCGGCGACAATCTTCTTCCCTTGGCCTAGGCTGGCGATGGGGACGCCTGCCGAGAGTAGGGCAGCCGAAGACCCATTAGACCCATCTGGGAGGGTCCAGGAGGCCGTTACAGCGGGTACCCTGACCGAGTACTGGGTCCGCTCCATGTACCCCCCTGCTTCCAGGACGGTCATGACGGCGGGGTCGGAGATGAGGCACTGGAAGGTGATGGCCCCAGAGTTGGCCGACCCGGCAACGCCGAAGTCCGCGATCATCTCTTTGGCGTCAGCGAGAAAGTCAGCGTAGAGGCTCATCCTATCATTGCCGACTTTGGCAACGGGGCACAAAAAAGGGGCCCATTTCTGAGCCCCTTCCGTTTGCCGTTAGGCAGCCGATTAGGCCGTCTTGAGGCGGACGAGGGAGGTGGCGCGACCGACAGCGGCACCGAACATCAGGGTAGCCGTGACGTTCAGGTAACCGGACTGTTCCATGCCGACGAGCACCTGCACACCGAGACCCGTGCCGGCGTCCGTGGCGTTCGAGACTTCGAAGCCAGGGATGTCCGTGGAGTCAGGGAGGGCCGAGGCGAAGGCGATGGCGTCAGGACCAGCAACCCAGCCAGCGAGGTTTTCGCTGTTGGTAGCGAGGTTCGCGAACTGGTAGATGCGGGCACCAGCGATGACACCGAGGTCGCCATCACGGATGATGTTAGCGCCGAGGACGTTGTTGCCAACGATCGTGGTGTCCTTGCGGAGGTCGGAGATGTAGGTGCTGTTGAGCACGGCGTAGCGAGGGCTCGGGGCCTTGGCGTCGTCGAGGGTCTTCTGCACACCGACGAGCTCGGAGTAGGCGAGGTCAGCACCGGAGGTCGAGGAGACGCTGTAGTTAGCGGCAGTGACCTGAGTGTTGATGACGTCCATGACCTTCTGGGCGAGACCGATCGAGGCGGTCTGGACGAAGTTGTTGACGAAGAAGTCGGCGCCGTAGTCCTTCAGGTTCGAAGGGGTGAAGCGGCTGGAAATCTTGTACTGGGTCAGGGAGACAGTCGCGGCGGTGATCGTCGCGTCGTCCTGGGTGAGGTAGCCACCAGAACCGAAGGTGGTAGCCGAGGAGGTGCCGATGAGGGGCACCTGGATGCTCATGCCGGTGGAGCCGGGACGAGCCGAGAAGACGGACGAGATGCCGGAGAGAACAGGCAGCTTGTTGACGAGGGCGGAGAGGACGCCAGCCGACAATACGGACGGGGCGGCGGTGATGGAATTAGCCATGATGTGTGATGAGTAGGATTAGGGGAAATTAGAAAGAGGCCTTGATGATCGCGGAGCGATGGGCCTCAAAGTAGGCGTTGCGTTCCTTGGACCCGACAGGCAGGGCCATGAAAGCGACGTAGTGGTTGACGGCCTCGGCAGGAGCGCCATCGCCCTGGGGAAGGGCAACCGGGGTGACGCCGACGGAAGCGGCAATCTGGGCGGCCTCTTTGGAGGCGCTGACCTTGGTGGCTTCAGCTTCGAGAGCGGCGGCCTTGAGGGC